AAAACATTTTTTGATATGTGATTAGTGTCATAATAATCTGCATCAATGCCGAAAACCATTCATCGTGTGATAAGTCGGCTGTCATTATTAAGTTGTCAAATGTGTTTTCACAATGTTCCATACAAATTAGCTGGATAGGGAATTTAGGAAACGTTACCCATAGTGTTTCCTCGTCTAGGTCCGTATAATCACTGCTATCATCTGTGTTTGAAACATTTTCTTCAGAAACAATTGTGTCTTCTTCTACAATGCTGGTTTTCTCATTTGTTTCAGTGTCATTTTCACCAGTGTCATTTTCTTTAGTTTCGTCATTGTCATCTGTATGTGATGTTCTAGACGAGCAAGACGACCCAGACTTCAATGTTTCGGATTTTTTCGTATCAACCTTGAGCTCATTCGAATTCATAATATCAATCAACTCAACATTCATATTTTTTATATCGGACAACGTGAGAAGATTAGCATCAGGCTCAGAAAATATATTCTCAAATATAGTCTCGTCAATGGATTTAGCAGATAATACCGATTTGTGTGACGTATTCATAATATTTAGCGGTTTCAATGGTTTGTCATTTAGATCGTCACTTGTAACCAAATGTGTGTAATCTTCAATATTAAATAATACGTTTTGACTTTTGACAAAAAATTCAGACTGAACTAGGTATTCAATATCATCAATAATATTGATTTTATAATTGTTTTTAATAGCCAAGAAAGATCCGTAAAAATCCAGCCCATGGATAAAACTGTGTGTATTTAGCACCTGACTAGTGAGAAATGAGAAAAAACTATCTACATATGCGGTATTGTTGAAATCCGCAATCTTCGGACAAACCTTTACACTCTTATCAATTGAGGGCAAATTGAATAATGTAGGGTCGTTACAATTGTATTTACCAACAATGTATTTAAATGGATCTAACAATGGTGCCATTTTTATAAACACCGATTGACTACTAACAATGGCGCCACTGTCGTCAATCGTGTTTTTCAGTTTACAAGTGAATATATTATCAGAAGGTTCTTTGGTCTCTTTCAAATCCGATATATACCATAGGTGGTTAAGATTTACACTATTGTAATTGTTATTGTTTAATGAGAAAAATCTGTCATATATAGGCACATAATTCTGGACTTCTGCTAAACTAATTTGTTTGCTAGTTTGTAGCTTTGTAAATAGGTGCGCATTCTTCCTTTTTTGATAATTAATGCTAAAGGCATTTTTAGTATTTGTTGTCGTTGTTGCCATTAGCTAATTAAAATATAAATATTAGAAATATTTAACTCATTTTTTCCTAAACAAACTAACAACTAAGAATCTAAGAAACTAATAAATTTAGTCGGTTATTAGTTCTTAGTTTCTTAGTTTCTTAGTTTATTAGTTTGCGTTTCACAAATTAAATCTTTTATCACTTTATAAGTATAATGAATTTAGAACTAAAACGGTTTGATATGAAAAGCATTAGTTTCAAGCCTGATGAATCCAAGGGTCCTGTGGTTGTTTTAATTGGCCGTCGTGACACCGGTAAATCATTTTTGGTGAGGGACTTGTTATATTATCAACAAAGTATTCCAATTGGGACGGTTATTTCGGGTACAGAAGAAGGTAACGGGTTTTACGGAAAATTGGTGCCAAAATTGTTTATCCATAACGAATACAATTCAGCAATTATTGAGAACATTTTGAAGCGCCAGCGTCAGGTTTTGAAACAGATTAAGAAGGAAATGGAACAATTTAAGCGGACCACGATTGACCCCCGAACTTTTGTGATTCTAGATGACTGCCTTTATGATAACACATGGTCACGCGATAAATTAATGCGTCTCCTGTTCATGAATGGCAGACACTGGAAAGTGATGTTAATCATCACAATGCAATATCCGTTGGGTATTCCGCCAACGCTAAGAACCAATATTGATTACGTTTTTATTTTGAGAGAGCCGTATATCGCAAATAGGAAGCGAATTTACGAGAATTATGCTGGTATGTTCCCTACATTGGAATCGTTTTGTCAAGTCATGGACCAGTGTACCGAGAATTACGAATGTCTAGTGATAAATAATAACGCCAAGTCTAACAAATTACAGGATCAAGTGTTTTGGTACAAGGCAGACGCACACAATGACTTCAGATTAGGGTCCAAAGAGTTCTGGGAGCTATCGAAATCCATCAATGATGATGATGAGGAGGAGCAATATGACCCGAATAACGTGAAGAAACGCGGCCAGGGTCCAAAAATCGCGGTAAAAAAGACAAAGTGGTAAATCCAAAGTTAATTAAAAATTTTTGTATAATTTTTTATATTATAAAAATATATAAATGCCGACATACACGGAAAATAATGTCAAGTACTCTTACACAGAAGGCAACCAAAATGCGAAAGTTGATGCATCACCAAATGCGTCAGGAACTCTAGCTATTTTAGAAAGTTTTATTGTTTCTGATATTACATATACAGTTACTAGTATTATCATATATTCGTTTAGAAATTGCTCTGCTTTAACCAGCATTACAATTCCTGATTCTGTAACAAGTATTGGCGGTCAAGCGTTTAGAAATTGCTCTGCTTTAACCAGCATTACAATTCCTGATTCAGTAACAAGTATTGGCAACAATGCGTTTCAGAGTTGCATTAGCCTAACCAGCATTACAATACCTAATTCAGTAACAAGTATTGGCTTACAGTTGTTTACTGGTTGCTCTGCTTTAACTAGCATTACACTTCCGAATTCTATAACAATTATCGATAGGAGTGCGTTCTTTGTTTGCTCTAGTCTAACCAACATTCGAATTCCTGATTCTGTAACAAGTATTGGCAACAATGCGTTTATTGGTTGCTCTGCTTTAACCAGTATTACAATTCCTGATTCTTTAACAAGTATTGGCACCGATGCGTTCAGCGGTTCAGGTCTGACAACTGTTTATATAGCAAATGGTAAAGTAATTTCAGGAACTACATTTGTAGCACCTGCTCAAAATGTTTCATTTTTTGGAACAACTGTTAATACTATTTCAACTATTGCAAACTTTCCTCCCGCTAAGCCAACAGGGTTAACAGCTACAATATCAGAAACAACAGTTACAATCACATTTACTCAACCGTCAAACGGTTCAGTTGCTGTATCAAGTTACACATATGCTACCAGTTCAGATAATATAACATATTCTTCATTTATAAGTACAAACTTAATAAAAGTTTCAGATACACAAGTGACCATCTCCGGACTAACATTAGGTTCTACATATTATTTTAAACTAATTGCAAATAATGGATATGACAGTGCTGCGTCTGACGCATCAAATAGTGTGGTTAGTGTGGTTGTAAACTTTCCTCCCGCTAAGCCAACAGGATTGACAGCTACAATATCAGAAACAACAGTTACAATCACATTTACTCAACCGTCAAATGGTTCAGTTGCTGTATCAAGTTATACATATGCTACCAGTTCAGATAATATAACATATTCTTCATTTACAAGTACAAACTTAATAAAAGTTTCAGATACACAAGTGACCATCTCCGGACTAACATTAGGTTCTACATATTATTTTAAACTAATTGCAAATAATGGATATGATAGTGCTGTGTCTGACGCATCAAATAGTGTGGTTGTAAACTTTCCTCCCGACGCTCCTCTTATTACAAATGTATCATATAACCAAGGATCATTAAATGTTTATTTTACACAAACCAATAACGGATTAGGAACCCCAATAACTGGTTATAGTTATAGTGTAGACAATGGAGTGTCATTTACAAGTACAAATGTTACAACAAGTCCCTTAAAAATTACTGGTTTGAAATCAGGAATACGTCATCAAATAATTTTAAAGGCTTACAATAGTTTATATAGTGAACCATCAAATACATATAATTTTACATATTATGTCAAAGTTGGTAATACCCTATAGTAAAATATTTTGTAATATATTTTTTATAAATTAATAAAATAATTTATTTAGTAAAAAAAATATTATTTAGTTATAATATAATTGTAATGACAAGTGTTACATATAATGGCACAGGACAATTAACTCGATCAATCGTTAATGCTAGTCTAGGATCAGCAACAATAGTTTTTATAACAGGTTACACAAGTATTGGTAATGAAGCGTTCGTATCTAAGTCACAACTTAGATCAGTAACAATTGGACCTTCAGTAACAAGTATTGGTGGATTTTCGTTCCGAAGTTGTACCAATTTGACATCAATAGAACTATCCAATTCAGTTACAAGTATTGGTACACATGCGTTCTATGGATGTACCGCTTTTACATCAGTAACATTACCCAGTTCAGTTACAAGTATTGGTGACAATGCGTTTGGAGGTTGT